TTCAAACCTTACAACATCACTAAGACCTAACGAGGGAGATTTAATTTACTTCCCTCTCAGTGGTTCTTTGTTTGAAATCAAATTTGTAGAACATGAGAATCCATTCTATCAAGTCGGAAAACTATTTGTATTCAAGATGCAGTGTGAACTGTTCGAGTACAGTGGAGAAGACTTCGATACTGGAACTGTTATAGACTTAGTAGAGAACGAACAAGCATACACAATCGAAATGGTTGTTTCAAATACAAGTGGAGACTTTACTATTCAAGAAGTTATCAATTATAGTGGGGCTGCAACTGGTGAAGTTATTGGTTGGACTCCAGGCGTGACAGACAACGTTCGTAAACTTACTATCAAGGATGTTACTAGAACCCTTGCTGTTGGTGACACCCTAGTCGGTGCAACAAGTGGTAAGACAGTAGTCATAGAATCCATTACAGACGTGCTGACGTTTGCTAACGATGGTAATGCACAGAATAAAGACTTTGAAGATAAGGCAGATGGTTACCTAGACTTCAGTGAGACGAATCCATTTTGTGAGGTTACATAATGTTTGGGACATACTTTTATAATGAAACTTTTAAACGTGCTGTTTCCATATTTGGAACTCTGTTTAATAACATAACTGTTAAGAAAGTCAAGGCAGACGGAACTGTACTCACAGAATCAAAAGTACCCATAAGTTATGGGCCTAAACAGAAGTTCTTACAACGACTAGCAGAAGATTCTAATCTTAATGATGGTATGAGAACTGCAATCAGTATGCCTAGACTTGCATTTGAACTTACTGGATTTGAGTATGATGCAACTAGACAACAAAACAAATTAATTAGAAATAGTAAATCATCTTTAGAAGGAAGCGATACTGGAAAAAGAGGGTTTCAATACCAACCAGCACCATACAATTTAACATTTAGTTTATCAATTCTTGCAAAGAACATGAATGATGCACTACAAATAGTAGAACAAATACTACCATATTTCCAACCCGAATACACAGTCACAATGAAGATGATTGATTCGATGACTGATTACATAGATGTACCAATCATCCTTAACTCAGTGACAATGGAAGACTCATATGAAGGTACATTCGAAGAAAGACGTGTTATAGAATACACTTTAGAGTTCTCTATGAAACTATACTTCTTCGGCCCAGTATATACTGGAGAGGTTATTAAGAACGTTATCGAAAGAATTTATATATCAGACGGAGTCCAAGGACAAGTTAAGACTGCAAGTGGTCTGTTCACTACTAGTGAAATAGATAGTAGTGGTCTAGTTAAAGAAGTCAAACATTACGAACCAGCATTTGCAGCCAGAAGTAATGCCGTATCAGCATCGACTACAATCACTTTTCCAGTAGCTATAAATACAAAGGTAAGTGTGAACGATGAAGTGTTCGGAACGAATTTGGGAACCAATCCAACCATTGTTTCTATTAATGCAAATAAACTATCAATGGTAGTTTCCGCTGCAGTCACAATAGATGCAAAAACAAACTTGAAGTTTGTAGGTTCAGTTGACCCAACCGATACCTTTGTTGTCGCAGAGACAGTAACATTTTATGATGACGGTTCTACCCGAAGTTTTGCAGACGATAGGACTACAGATGCGAGTTAATTATGGCGAAAGATACAATAGATAACCAACTGGATGACATCCTTGGTATCGAAAAAGAAATCAAACAAGAAGTTCAAGTAATACCGAACAAGCTTCCGTCACTAAATGACCGAGGTGAATCCATAATAAACGACTACAAATACGCAAGAGAGAATCTCTATGGTCTTGTAGAGCGTGGACAAGATGCTATCGATGGTATCTTAGAGGTTGCAAAAGAAACTGAACACCCACGTGCATACGAGGTTGCTGGTCAGTTACTTAAGACAGTCGGTGAGACTGCAGAGAAATTATTAGACCTACAAAAGAAGATTAAAGACCTAGAGAAAGACGATGATAAACCAAAGGTTGGTACACAACACAATCATCTATACGTAGGTTCAACTTCAGAATTACAGAAATTTTTGAAGAAGACTAAAGAGTAATGGTTGCACC